CGCTCACCTTGAGGAAGATCAGATTCTATATACAGGACCGGTAACATTGGAATCTTGATGGAAGTATTTACGCTAAAAGAATGGGAAGAGAACTTTGATGAACTCTACACAAGAGTAGAGCAAGGAGAATCCATCGGAATAGTCAGAGAAGATGGCACAGCAGCAGTAATGATGCCTGCCGATGAAGCAGAGTTTCTGCGAATACACACAACCGACAACAACGACGCTGATTGATGAAACTAAACAATCTGAAGATCTATTGTCAAACAGAAGAAGATCAATCTAATATGTTTGACTTCCTCTTTGAAATTTACCGTAATGAAATCAAGTATTGCACTTGGGAACCTGACGGTGATGATGAGAATCCAGGAACTTGGGGCATGTTTATTGATGATTTCCCACCTGAATTATTTGATAGGGTTGTAGAGTTCTTAGAGAGTGAAGACTCTTGGGTTCTTGAAGAAGAAGTTGAAATGTCACTTGATGATGATGAAGCTAATGTTTATAGAGAATATCCCCGATACTAATATGGGAATGTTGCTTATTGGTTAAAGCCCTCTGCTTATAACGGAGTGAATCGGGTTCAATTCCCGGCATTCCTATCTGCTTCCTTAGCAATCTGGTGAATGCAGCAAACTCATAATTTGCCTAAGGAGAGTTCGATCCTCTCAGGAAGCATTAGGAACTTGAGACGTTCCAGCCAAGGTGCCAGAAATGGGATAAACCCCCTTGGTATATTCACAACGGAAATTGTGTCTTACTCCATTACAAACTGTCAGAATGTTGGGTTTAGTTGCCCCATAGCAAGCATTCGGATAAGTGTAATGTCTTGCGAGTATGGTGGAATCGGTAGACACACCAGACTTAAAATCTGTTGACCATCACGGTCGTGGGAGTTCAAGTCTCCCTACTCGCACTTTCAATTCTATGAAGAATGAAAACTGTTGAAATTTGTCCTCAAACAATTCATATGTTTGATTGTGACCCCAATCTATTAAATGAGGTTAGATATCATGTGGAGCGTGAAGATTACACGCTAAATGGTTTGGCAATTAGTCAAACTAATTCTACTAATTATCGTAGTGTTGATGATCTTCTTGGAAAAAAGAAAGTATATGAAAAAATTGTAAATTGGTTCAACAATTGTATAGATGAAGTCAAAACATTACATAATTATGAATGTGAAAGGTTGAGTATCACTCAAATGTGGTCTAATAAAGCCACATACCGATGCTGGCATCACGGACATACACATCCTTATTCTATTGTAAGTGGAATTTTTTATGTAACAGATTCCAATGCACACACTTGGTTTAGTGTGAAAGATCACTGGAAAACAGTATCTGACCCTTTCGTCCCTATTGATAGACTTAATCTTGTCGAGTCTCAAGTAATTGCAAAAATTAAAACCTCTCCAGGAAAATTAGTTCTATTTCCATCACATCTGTATCATAGTGTTGATGAACATATGGTTGAAGAACGTTCGAGATATAGCATATCATTCAATACTTTTCCCTCAGGAAAAATTGGAAATTTTGCTGCATTGACTGGATTGAATTTGGAAGTGCTTTAGCACTAAAATAAATAAGACAAAGCGTGGTGCTTATGTCTTCTTTTACCTACAAGGTAACTCAGTCTTACAATTGGTT